AGGATGAAAACGCTGTACGTGCTGCAGAGTTGTTTGGATCACACCCAGGCATCTCACGAACCAATGAGCTAATCCACGAGATCCGTAAAGCACGTCAGCCTCAGTATGCACAATCAGATACGGCAAAGCTGATTGAGCAACAGATGCAAGTTCGTAGGGACTTAGGCATCGGTAGAGAGAAAGCAGGCAACGGACGGCAGATAGGCCAGCTGCTTGGCACTGCTGCTCACGACATCGTCAACGACACTAGTCGTGGCGTGTACTGGCTTCTGAATGCAATGCAAGCCACCACCAATGTGATTGGTGAAGCCACACTTGGTAAAGCAGTACCCGAGCTGTACGGCAGGCACAACGTCGCCATCCCACTACAGCAGGGTGGATACATGGATGCAAACATGAAATCCAAACAAGACAAACAGTGGTTAATAGATAGTGGTTACTTAGATGCCTCAGGCAAGCCCAGGTCTGGTGTGCAGATTGAGGAAGGCGGAGTCGTTACAGACAGGAACTTCAACCCAGGACACGTAGCTGCACTTATGGTGCCTGCTGGTGTTGCCGTTAATACAGGTTTAGGGTTGATGACACCATTTGGTGGTGCAGAAGGTTACTACGCCGTAAACCCCAGTCCTGAAGATCCCAATAAAACAAACAACGTAATCAATGAAGTAGCGCTCAAATACATTATGGGCAAACAGGGTAACTTGTTGCCATACGATGAGTTCGTAAAAGTACGCCCTGACGTATCTATTCAAGAGTACGCCAACTACAAGGGTGACAAGTACGACAACAAAGAGGACTACAACCCACTTGACGGGGACATTTCTGTCCTAGGCGGTGCATTCAAAGCAAACGTCCAAGGCATCCACGGACCAGAGGCCAGCATCCTTGGTCGCGCACTACCGCTGACTACAGGCATTACTCCATTTGTAGGTGCAACGGCTGGTGCCGTACTCGGAGCGCGTCGTGGTCGTAGGAATATCAGTCAGGCCAATCCCAGCGGTACAGTTATCCGTGACGGGATGCTTGGAGCAACTGGAGGTTTAGTTGCAGGTCAGGGTCTTGGATGGGCAGCTGAGCACACTCGCCGTGCTCTAACTGACGAAAGAGATGACAGCCAAGGGATTGTTTAAAATATAGAAAACAGAATCAATAACTATGCGTGATACTGCAGCTAGCATTACTAGTCGAATGGCTGGCGATATTTTCAAGCCACCCAATTTTATGCAGCAACGTGAGAACTATCAAGATCACGCTGTCATTGGATTAAAGAATAGAGCAGAAGAACAATCAAATGTATTTGCTGCTGACGCGAAAGTACAAGGTTATGGTCTAGCTGCTGCAAGCCAAATAGCTTCTGCAGAAGCTGAGGCAGAAGCGATTGCAGCTGCAGGCGCAGCAGAAGGACAAGCCTCAATGTTCAGTGGCGCATTTGGTGTGTTAGGTGATTTTGGTGGTGCTATGGCTAGCAACCTTAAGTTAGGAAAAGGTCTCTTTGGTCGAGCACCTGAAGCAGAAGAGACAACTTGATAAAATACAAATAGCGTAATCATAGACATAGATGCAACAACGAGATCCAGAGCAGTTTCTAAATAGACGTACTGGTCGGTCAGGCGGGATGCAGTTTGGCTCATTTGACCAAGACAGAGGTTTCCAATCCACTGCAGCTCAAGGGGCAGGTGAAGTAGGAGCAGCAGCGGGGATGTCAACCTTGTCTGATGTCCACGACGTAATGCGGAAGAACTCTCCGCAGTTCGGAAAGATTGGAACAATGAGCATGGATGCTCGTTCCAAAATGCGCCAAGCAGCCATACAAGCAGAGTCTGATGTTGCAGCTGCAGGTCTGCAATCTGCTGCACAAGTCGAAGCTGCTCAAATTACCGCTGAGGCGCAGAAAGAAGCTGCACAAGCCAAAGCACAAGGTTCAATGATTGGCTCTGCACTTGGAGCTGTTGGTAGCATTGGCGCTGCCCTCATTAGTGACGAGACAACAAAGAATACGATTGAAGCAATTGATGATGCCCTGGCTACTCTACGTAGTTTGAGGCCAGTGAGTTTCTATTACAATGAAGAGTATAGTTCAAACCCTGAACGACTTCATTACGGATTCATTGCTCAGCAGTACGCCCGTGTAATGCCTGATGCAACTTACTTTGATGAAGACTTAGGCAAGTTGCGCATTGACACAACAGAACTAATCAGCCTGCTTGTGCGTGCAGTACAGCAGCTTGAAGCCAAAGTTACACGCCTTGAAGCGTCAAACGCATTAGTAGGAGTTAAATGATGTCTGTTGGATCAACGCCTCCAGGTTATACATATCACCGAGCTGCATATCCTAGTTCTTCACCGCTGCCTGGTGTAGACAAAGGTCCAATGCATGGATGGGGTAGAACTCTATTAGACATTGGCGGTACAGCAATGGCTGGGGTTACACCCTCAGCTCAAACACAAGTGCTGCAAGCTAAGGCAGTTGGACAAGGCCTAGGTCAAGCACAGCGTTTGTTTGGTTACACGGGACAGACTGCAGCCCATACAGGCCGTATGGCAACTGCAGCACTACGTACCAATCCGCTGCTACGTGCAGGTATGAAATGGGGTGGACCATTGGCTGCTGGTTTTGCAGTTGGTGACCTAGTAATGGGTGATGAGAGTTTTGGCAATAAAGCAATGGACGCTGCATTTATGACAGCAGGTGGAGCACTCGGTTCATTCGTACCTGTTGTTGGTACTTCTTTAGGTATTGCAGGTGGCAAGATGGTGAGTGACGCAACCCAGTGGTTGTTCGGAGATAAGAAGACTCCTGAACAACGTAGAATGGAAGAAGCATTAGCAGGACTTCAGCAAGGTATTTACTGATGTTTGGATTTAATGATGGCAAAGTAGCCCAAAGTGAGATTGACAGTGGAGGTCTAAACTCACGCGGCAAGATGGAGAGCTGGGACTTTGGTGATAGCACCAGAGCCTTTGTATATGGATTGCTTGGTAAAGACTACAGTCGAGAGACATTAGAGCGTCAAGCTCGCGAGCGGCAGACAGAGCAATTCAATACCAGTGACGGAATCAGTGCACTGAACACCAAACTGACGCAGTATCGTCCTGGAACCACAATTACTCGTAAGGCTGGAGAATCCCTTGCGGATATGACAGCTCGTGGCAACTTGGAAGTTGGCCTTGGTCAAGCGATTGGTCAAGCAAAGATTACTAATCCTGAGGTTGACTTCAGTGGTGTAACCAACCTTCAAGAGCTGCAATCCCTGGTAGGTCAAGACAACCAACGGCAGACGGATGAGGCTACCAAGAAAGCCGATGCTCGCCTTGCTATAGAAGACAATCGTCATGAGCAGTCACGTCAGGATGCCCATAACCTGCGTGTGATGGACCTGGAGGGTCGCATTGCTTCTGAGCGTCAGCGCCTCCTGCAAGAGGAGCGTTCCGATAAGCGTAACCACGAGGCTACGATGCGTGGCTACGACAATCAGCTTGCTAGCTTCAACCTAGAGAATGCACGGATGATGCAGCAAGAAGAGAACCGTCGTGCAGACCGTAAAGAGAAAGCTCTCTACACACTAATCGCTAGTCTCTCCAACCTAGGTGCTTCGTTCTCTATCTGATCAAGAGTTCAGAGACTGCCACTGAGCCAGTGTCTCTTGTCCCAAAGTAATACGACGGTCACGGGATCCTTCGCTAGGACGGATGTAGTTGTCGTGCAGATAGCGAGAAGCATCGGCAATACTGCTAGTTCCCTTCAGCCCTTGTGCACTACCACCATTGGTCCACACATTGCCGTGGTTGGTTTCCATTTCATGCAGTAGGAATCCGGAGTTGCCTTCAAAAGAAGTAGGATCAAGTCCTTGCCCCTTTGTCCAATTCAAGAAGTTAGAGCGTCGTCCTTGTCCTTCACCAGTGTTCGTCCACTGCAAGTGTCCATAACCTTTAGTGCCATACCTGTTAGGTGCAAGTTCTTCCATATGTTGGAAGTCACCAGTCTCAACACGTAGGTGACCCACCAATGCAGCTGCTTGCTCAGGTGTATAGCCCTTACCTGTGAGAGTCTGCATATACTGCATAGAAATTTCACCACCAGATTTTTTACCAGTAGGACTTGGGGTACTGCTGCCTGGGGTACTGGAACCGGTTCCACTCTGAGTAGGTGGCTTCAGACCAGCCAGCTGACTTGTCAGTGTCTCAAGATAAGAAGTATCAGGAGCATCGGATTCATACGGTTTGTCACGCAGAGCTTGAATACGTGCAATTTCCTTATCAATTGCAGCTTTGGTGATTGAGTTCTCCGGCTTGTCTTTCTTGAGCATTAGTGAAGCTGCACCAACTACGCCAGCTGCAGCCTTCATTTGAGCAGCAGGTTTCATAATTCCACGGATCTCTCTTTCCGTATCACGCTTAATGCGTTCTCGCTTCACATATTGATTAGCATCCAATCCAGCCTTAGCGACTTTTGCATCAGCTTGAAAGGCAGCTATCTTTTCTTCAGCTCTAGTTTCAATACCCTTTTTTGCAATCTCGTCATATTTAGGAGAGTATTCACGTGCAGACTTATATGCCTTTACTGAAGCATTTGCGCTAGCGTTACCCGCATTAATTATGTTGCTGAGAGTACTCATATCTACTGATCATTTTCTTCTATTGTAATTGCTTTGTAGAATATAGAAGATGGAATAAAAGTACCAATGGCAGAGCAAAAGGCACCAAGTATATCTACTGGTCTGTTTAATTTTCAGAACATAATGGATCAGTTCTACAAATGGAGTCCTAGTGACGACGAAGGTAGAGCTATGAAGAATACCTTCCAAGCCAATATGATCCAGGCGGGTTTTGACCAGCAGATGGCAAAGGATATGGCGTACACAAACGCCTTTATTTCAGGCCAGCAGATGGAGCAAGCTGCCGATCTGGAAATGCGTAATAAGCTGCAACTCATGAACGATGAGTTCACAAAAGGCATGACCAAGATGGGTGCTGAGTATGATTACCAGAGCAAGTTTGCAACGGACGAATCAAACCGTCGTATAAATGAAATGTCTCACAGCGGTGACCTGACTCAACGTCAAACCAAGCTGGAAGGTGAAATCGACATCTCCAAAATGAAGGAGCAGGGAATTCAGGATCGCCAGAACATTAACACTCAGGGCGCTGTTGACATCAGTAAAATTGGTGCACAAGGTATCCAGGATCGCCAAAACATCAACACTCAAGGTGACGTTGACATTAAGAAGATCCAGACCCAAGGTACTGAAGACCGTTCAACTCTGACCAAACAGCAAGAGTTGGGTGAGCTTGATCGCAAGCAACAGAGTGGATACGCACGACGTATGGCAGGTATGTTCTGATGACTACAACTACAGCAAAGGGTGGCAAGGTATATCTGACTTATGTAGATCAGTGGCTGGATACACTTCCTGCTGCTGAATCGGAAGAGTTTAGAGAATTTGCTGAGATAACTCCATCTATTATTGAAATTTGGGTATATGCTGGAATTCTGAAATACCCTGGGACATTTAATGACTTGTCTCGTTGGGTGAAGATGAAGTTCAAGAAGTTAAACCGCCGTGAAATCCTTAATTCAGAAATTGCTCTTCTGCACGCTGATATTCAAGAACTGCGGATGGCTATCACTTCTGGTGAGATTAAAGGTGATAATGGTTGTGCTCGTCTTGCAGCCCTTGAGAAAGAACTCAGAAGTCATATCGAAACCTCAGACAAAATGAACAAGAGCACCGACAAGCGAGGGCTGATCCTTGCAGGTGCTGACCGTGTGATGCGTGAGATGACTAACATCTTTAAGGACGATCCGCAGTTTGCTGAGCCTATTGAGAATGCAATCAATGCAGTCTGGTCCAAGCTGTACAGCGAGGTGACACAAGGGTAATGGCTAACACTGCAATCACTCCTGAAGGCGTACTAATCGACCTTACTTGCACTCATCAAGGATGCATTGTTGAGGAGAAAGAAGGCAAGTACATCTGTCCTTGTCATAAAGCTGAGTTCGACTTAGAAGGACGCGTCATTAAAGGCCCTGCCAAGAAAAATCTAGAGGTACTTGGATAATGGCTGGCGGGTTTGGTGCTCCAATTAGTGCCCCTGCGGAGGTTGAGTATCAACCGTATGACGGCGACAGTATGTCTCTGCTTGAACTCCGTAAGGAGATGGCAGAGTCACAAGGCATCGAAGCTATTGAAGGTGTAGATAGTGCAGCACTGCAGATCAGAGATAGAGCTGCTCTAAACGCAAAGTTCCGTCTCCCATCTGCAGGACCAGATCAACGGTGGACTCGCTCAAAAGAAGAAGATGCTGCACTTGAAAACTATGCAAAGCGTGTTGCCTATGCAACCACTCGTGAGCAGAACAAAAAGCAGGAATACAAAGGCAAAGCAAAAGCGCAACAAATAGAGCGTTCCCTTAAGTCCTTGAATGAGGCATACATCAGTAGAGGTCAAGCGCTTCAAACATATAAGAATAAGAAAGAAGACGCTTATATCAAGAACTTTGCAAGAGAAATGCTTGGTATGGGCAAGGATCTATACAACTAGTCGTTAGACTGGGGACACTAAGAGAAGTAATAGATGGCAATTGCAAGTGCAGCACTCGCTTATAAGCGTAGTGCGTTGATGACAGCTACCAAAGTAACGACGAAGCCACCTTCAGAGGAGGTGCTTAGGGCTCGTGATGACTTCATCGATTTCTGCAAAGCAATGGGTAAACCTCCAGCAAACCATATGTTGGAGTGGCACAAAGAACTAGTAACAGGAGTTGATAGCGAATGCTTAATGGGAATCGGCGGACCAAACACATCGATCCTCGCGCCACGCGGATCTGCGAAAAGCACTGTCCTTGGTTTGTTTGCAGCTTGGATGATCGGCCGACATGCCGCTGCCAAGAAGATGCTGCGTATTCTGTATATCGCTTATATGGTGGACATTAGTCGTGCAAAGTCAGCAACGATTAAAGGCATCCTCACCTCAGCGAAATACAGAGAAATATTTCCAATGGTTCGCCTATCTAAAATCAAACGATCAGACGAATACTGGTCAATCGACTACGACTTTGCAGGTATCGATACCGCTGGGGAAGAAGCATTCACTATTGCGTGTGGTGGTCTCAAAGGTGCAATTACCTCAAAGCGATCCCAACTTGTTCTTATTGATGACCCTATCAAGTCTGCTGCTTCCATCAACAATCCGGATATTAGGAGAGAGATGGAACAGACGTGGTCTAACGTTATCGCTCCTACGATGTTCCAAGGAGCGCGGGCCATCTGTCTTGGAACTAGGTTCCACTTTGACGATGTACACGCCACGTTATTTGTTCCAAAAAATAATTGGAAGCAAATTATTCAAAAAGCAGTCATAACTGACGCTGAGGGCAGACAGCGTTCGTACTGGCCAGAGTTCTGGTCAATGAAATATCTGAATGAACGTAAGCAAGAAGACCGTGTTGCATTTGCGTATCAGTATCTAAACACAGCCGTACAAAGCAGTGAAGTCGGTATCTCTCCTGAACTGATTGTGAAAGGTGAGGTGCCTGAAGACTATGACTGCTTAGGAGTAGGCATCGACCTTTCTGCAGGTATGTCTGAGAAGAACGACTGGACAGTATTTACGTTAGGTGGAATCAAGGACGGGAAGATCTATTTGATTGATCAACGTCGTGCTCGGACGATGGGGAACATTGAGAAGATGGATACCCTCTGCGAAATGCTTGCGGACTGGAACATCCTTCAAGAAAATGATGAAGGTCAATTTTTCCCAAGTATGTCGCCATGCGTAATTTGGCCTGAAGCTGTTGCTTATCAGAATTCATTTGAAGGTGACTTTAAGAGAATTATGTTTGATCAGCGTGCGCTGTATAACCTCCACTGTAGTCCAGTCAAAGGCTTCAAAGGTGACAAGTTAGCAAGACTTCGTGGCGTACTTGGTCTATTTGAAAACAAAAAGATTGTCTGGAATAAATGGCGTAAGTGGGATGTTCTTGAAGATGAGCTACTTAACTTTGGTCATTCTCAACACGATGATGCTGTTGATTCAATGGTCCTTACTATAGGAGGATTGTTGAGACGAGGAAGTTTGCAATTACAGTACAATGAAGACAGTTTGTAATTAGCCGTTAATAACTATGGCTCAAGCCAATAACAGAAATCAACAGACAAAAGCACGATCTGACGCTAAATCTCGTGCTCAGCGTCATACACAGATTCGAAATGAAATTGCAAATGATTCAGCACGGACTGCTGAGCGGCTGAATGGTCTAGATCGAAGCAAATATGATTTGTCTGGATACAGTGATGCTGATATTGTCAGGTCCTTTAAAGGCGGAACTTTTGGAGATGAGGACTACGCACGTTTGACAGGTAAGTCAGCATCACCATCCCCAGCACCCGCTCCTGCACCAGCCCCCGCTCCAGCTCCTGCACCAGCCCCTGCACCGGCACCGGCACCAGGCCCCGCTCCAGCTCCACCGTCGCCAGTAGTAGATCTACCAATACCCCTGCCTACAAATCCTCAACCAGGAGGACCGACTCCCCCTCCGGTTAATTCAGTAATTACTCCAAGCCCAGGTAGCAATAATGCAAGTGCAGCAGCAAACGCCAACGCTAACCAAAACGTCACTTCTGGAAACATTGATGGTGATATCACTGTTGGTGATATCGATAATACTGGTGGATATATCGGACAGATTGGGCATACGAACAACAGTGTGAACATCAACTACAACAAGGCAAATGCCAACGCAAATGCCAATGCTGGTGGTAGCGGTGGCGCCGGCTCCGGCAACGGAAGTGAAAACTGGTCTGGTCCCGATAATGACCCACTTGCAAACTTGATGGGTGGTATGGCGTATCAAGCACTGAACACCAATGCTTGGCATCGCTCTCAGTCAGCCCTTAATGGACGTGATCGTGCCGCCCAGGCTGTTGCTCTAAACAACACTCTGTCTAATAGTAGAGAAATCAGCGCTGGTTATGCTCAACGTGCAGCCAACGGTACCGATCGTATGTACAGACTGGCTCAAAATCAGTGGGCAGACACAATGGGTGATACCTGGCGCTATCAGCCTCCTAACTGGGTGATGCCTCAAGCACCTAAAGAAATCACGTCAAACGTGAATCAACTGACTGAGGATGCATACGACCGTATGGGTGGTTAATCGGCGCTAGACTGTAATTAAAATAGGTCGCGTAGATGTCTATTGTTAATAACCAATTTCAGGAAATAATCCAAGCTGCTAAAGAGCGAAGAGGGGACCTAGCAATCGACTCAATGATTGTTAGCTCTCATCTGGCTCAGATGCGTCTGTTCATCCTGCGACGTGGTTTAGAGTTCTACTGCGATCAAGACAGTTACGGCAAGCGTAAGGAATTTCTAGCCAAGGTCTACGAGACTAATATGTTGGAGATGAAGCTGGAAAGCATCATCGACTATTTCTTGTGTGATGGCCAAGGCCTGTTCTACTTCCGTCCGTCTGGTGACACCTATCAGCTGTTCTACTTCCCTAAAGATCAGTACCGCTGCTACAGAGATCAGAACGGAGAAATTGAAAGTGTTGTCCTTATCTACAGCTTTAACGTTAAGGAGCCGTCACTGCAAGATATGTATGGCACTCCCGGTAAGCGGGGTGGTAAGAAGAAGTTTATTCGACTGAAAGTATATAAAGACCGTATTGAGCAGACTATCTCTGACGAGAAGATTGAGTTTGAGAATGAAGGTGGATTGCCTAACCTGACTCAGCCAGGACGTACAGAGACACTTACAAATAGCTTGGGCTTCATTCCTGCTGTTGAGGTATTCAACCATCTGGACTGCACAGGAGAAGCTACCGGTAGTGGAGAGTTTGACTGGCTTGCACACCAGATCCTGTTCCACGATGAACTGGTGCGGAATATCCGTAAGAACATGAAGTTCTTCGGTAACCCCACGTTGGTCTCCAGCCGTCCTAAGCACGACATTGTGGAGAGTGGTGATGAGCAAGCTATGCGTCCCACCATCTCTAGTCAAGCTGGCTTCTTCGCACAGGACAGACCAAGTACAAGAGTATCGCAGCCGTTTGGCGGTGCCTCACCTCTGGACGGTCAGATCAAAGTTCCACGGGTTATTGCAAACCTAGAGCCGACTGATCGTGTCAGTTATATGACGCCTGACTCTGTGTCAGGTGACCAGAATATGTACGTTAAACAGTACCGTCAGGAAATCCGCCTGGCACTTGGTGGTGTTGACGACATCGATATCAACGTTGCTGGTACTGCCTACGAGAGTAAAGCTCTCTATGGACGTGTCTCAGCTACAGCAGATAAGAAGTGCAAAGCTCTCTTTGACTTTGGACTTTGCCGCTTGTTTGCAATGATGATTCGGCACGAAGAGTTCCTATTCCAGGAAAGCTTTGCTCAAGCCATTGGTCTAGAGAAGCCGATGATTCCTCTGATCGAGGATTATGAACAGCAGCTGGCTGAAGATCCAGAAGCCTTTGAAAAGGCAATGGAGAAATACACGAAAGCTAAGATTAAGTTCGAGAAGAAAAGAGCCGAAACCTTCCGTGTTATGCTAGAGGCAGGAGAAATCCCACCTAATGTTGTTGGATTAATCCCTGACGGCAGTGCCCGAGTTGCCTGGCGTCATACCGGACAAATCTTTGAAGAAAGTTCAGAAGACATCCTGCAAAACAGCATCGTCGTCCGAAACCTTCAAGAGCTTGGTGTTGATTCAATTGAAGCACTCAAGTATATGTTCCCCGGTAAGACTGATGAAGAACGGTCCGCCATGTTGAGCGGTTTCCCCTTCCGGATGGTCCAACAAACTCAACAGTCTTTCAACCAATTTGTAGGCTTACTTCAAAGCCTTTATCAACTACCGCACCCACAAGCACCAGGAATGCCATTGGCTGCGGATCCGAACCTTGATATCACAGGGTTCCTATATAGATCACTCGAATTTTTACGTAAGGAGTTAAGTTACAGTGGAAGGTTCATTTCAGACGCCGACGACATCAAGCCCCCAAGCCTCAGCGATGCCGACCGCATCCGTAGCCAGCGCGGCACCTCAGTACGCGACGAACGCCCCGTCACCCTCCCAGGTGTCGGCTCCAACGGCAACACCTCAGGCACAGGTGCAAGTGCCGCAAATGCCGGGTTACCAGCAAGCGGCGGCCCCGCAATATTCGGAACCCAGCAGTCAGGGGAATCCATGGCAGCAGGCATTCCAGGCGTTGAGCGCAAGCCTGAATACGCCCAATCAATCCCAGGCCCAGGTAGCACCCTCGGCTTATCAGACTCCGACACCTCAGGTACCTACCCAAGCAGGTTGGGGCTCACAGGCACCGAGTCAGCAGTACAGCTACGCCGCCCAGGCAACCCCGACTTACGCTCCCCAAGCTTCAACCCAGGGCTATACGGAGCAGGAAGTATCCAGTCTTCTGGCTCAACAGGCCCAGCAGATTCAAAGTCAGGTCGCAAGCCAAAGCGCAAGTGACGCTTACCTGAGCTCTATCTCTGATGTCAGCTTGGAAGTTCTTGAGCACTTCGGTGCTGAAGCTCCCGCTCTGCTGAACAACTACGCCTGTGCTGTTGAGGATGCCCTCATCGAGCAAGTGCAGCGTGGCCAGCATATGAACCTGATGCTTGATGCAGCTGGTGAAGAGCGTGCAGCAATGAACATCATGCTGACCGATCCTGACATCCTTGCTGATTACGTCAACGACTTCTTCGGTTATGACGGACCTTATCCCGTCGAAACTCCTGAAGAGCAAGCAGCTCGTGAACAGTCGGAGTATCGCCAGCAACTTGAGCAGGAAATGGATCAGTACGAGCACGACTATGCCGTTCCTCAGAATTTCCAACGTCCTCAAATGGATATGCCGGTCCCTGGCCAACGTCAGAACGCCGCTACCAGCTTCTGGGGTGACTTTGGTGCAATGATGGACAACAACCCTGAAGACGCTTGGAAGTACCTCTCACAGGCTCCCAACGCTGCCTTCCAGAGCAAGATGCTCGTCCAAGACTATTGATCAGTCTGAGGGGGTAGTTAACAGCTATCCCCTAAAATAGTATTAACGAACGATAACCAACAATGGCACAGCGTATCCAAAGTTACGACCCTACAATGGCCGCCCCTTACGCACAGGGCGTATTGAACGAATCATCGGCTAACCGTGGTATTCCCGCAATGAATAGCGGCGTGCCTCCTATGTCAAATATGGATGATGGCGGTGCATACACCAAACCCTATGTGAATGCTCAGCCTCAGCGTCAAGCGGAGTTCGCACTTCAACAGCATATGCAAAACGTTACGTCTGCTCGCCCTCAAGCTGCAGCTAATGCAATGGGTGCAGTTCGTAAGCAGACTGTGGATCAAGCTTCTGCTGAAGAGCGTCCGAAGCAGTTTATGAACGCCAAGATGGCAGATGTTATTTACGAAACATCGGGCGGCGGTGCATTAATGAGGATGAACTCAGTGCTGCAGTCCCCAGAGCGTAAAGCATTCATTGATAGCATTGCATCTAGCCGTGCAATGTATCCAACTGATACACCTGAACTTGGACAATATATCCGCGAAGCTAACCAATACGGTTGATTGATTCTCTATAATTAAGAGAGTCGTAATACCGTTATCTAGTGTTAAGAAAAGCAGGCGATAACCCCGCTGCTTCTGATCCTGAGGTTTACCAAAGTATCTGGAAGCACTTACGTAGCGACGGAATACCGGATCAAGCTGCCAATCAAATGACAGCCGAGATGCTCACTCACGGTGAGGATTTTGATAGTTCAGTGGAGAAATATCAACGGTATTACGACAATTACAAAAGCAAAGGTTTCAACACTCACGCTGCCCAATCTATGGCAGTTGAAGCATTAGAAGGCAGAGAAGAAGCCCCAAAAGAGTCAATGAGGTTCGCTAGACTTAACGGGTAGATTTACATATAGCTAGAGTGAATAATATACCAAGTGGCCTTGATCCAGAAGGCGTAAAGATTGCTCAACGTGGTAATAACTGGGGAGCAGCAGATCAAAAACGTTATGACGCCTGGCTGGCACAACAGACAGCGACAACAACAACAACAACAACTACGACTGGTCCATCGCCAGAAGTTGAAGAACTAATGCTGGGACCAGCTTATGACGGATGGGGTGAAGATCTGTATGACGATGGTGTGATCACATACTCAGCTAAACGGAATAGTGATTTCGATAAAGCATTTAGACGGCTT